CCATGTCTTCCTCAATTTTGCCCCTTCGTATATCGGTTAGTACACATGGTTTTGGTCCATGCGGGGGGAGTTCGATTCTCTCAGGGGTAACAAAAATGGTGATATGGTCGAGTGGTTTAGGCGCTGGATTGCAAACTCAGCTAGGTGGGTTCGATTCCTACTATCACCTCAACGGGTTCGGTGGAAACCCAAGAATAGATGATGAATCTATGTCCACCAAAATGCCGAGGGGTCAGGTGACCATAGACGGCTCATATCCGACTATAGAATGGCTCGATACCATTTCTCGGTACTGATGTTTTATGTTGTTAGGTTTTTAAACTTTAAGTTTGAGTATAAAGTTAAAAAAATCAAAATTACCTTGTTGGCGTAACGGAAGCGTATTTGTTTTACATGCAAAGGGAAGTGGTTCGATTCCACTACGAGGTACAAATTGGGTAGTAAAAGTCGTTCGGATACGGCAGCCAGACTGTAAATCTGGTCCTTTTGGGAGTGGTTCGAGTCCACTACTGCCCACTATGATAATGGTTTTCTCTATCTCTCGGATGTCGACAATCCAAGATAGGTTCAAGAATTCTGCACCCCCTGCCGAGGCCTCGTAAAACTACGATTAAGCAGTTAAGATTGGAGCGAGATGGGTACTCCAACATTATCATTATTGGGTCTTTTGTATAGCTGGTGCGTACGCTAGTCTGAAGAACTAGAGGAGTAGGTTCGATTCCTACAGGACCCACAAAAATTCTTCTGTCGTATAAAGGTTATTACGGTTGACTGTTAATCAATTTATGGTGGTTCGAGTCCACCCGGGAGAGCAGAATAGTGGAATCATAGTGTCTGTACTACCACCACCTTTGCAAAGGTATACAGGAGCCGGTATCGTAGCTCAGTTGGTAGAGCAACAGACTGAAAATCTGTGTGTCGTTGGTTCGATTCCAACCGATACCACGGAGTCCTGATATAACAGGAAACCCCCACTCCCATATGGCAGCCGGTCCGTTAAGCCGGTGAAGTGGGGTAAAATTGCTCTTGTAGTAGAATGGTTAGCACACATTCCTGATAAGAATGAAAAGAAGGTTCAATTCCTTCTAGGAGTACAAAATGGAAAGTAAAACAATCAGGGTATTGTCACCGCCTGCTAAGCGAGTGGTTCTGTAAAAGGAATGGATTTCGAATATTCTGCTTTCCGCAATTACCGAGAGGTCAAGGACCATGGATGGCTCATATCCAACCATAGAATGGAGCATTACCATTTCTCGGTACTAACATGGTGATTGTAGCTGAATTGGTAAAGCGTCTGATTGTGGTTCAGGAGATTGTGGGTTCGAGTCCCATCTTTCACACAAAATACCTCCGTGATGGAACTGGAATACATATCGATCTTAAACGTCGAGTTTTGAGGGTTCGAATCCCTTCGGAGGTACTGTAGACTTTTTGAAATATTAGCCTATTTATAATAAAGAATAAGTATGGCTAATATCAAAGAGAATAAGAAATACCATTTCACTTATAAGACAACAAATCTTATAAACAATAAGTACTACTTGGGAATGCATTCAACTAACCATCTAGATGACGGTTACTTAGGAAGCGGTAAGAGGTTGTACTACGAACTAAATAAGTACGGTAGAGACAATTTTAAATTTGAAATACTGGAACAATTTGATTCGAGAGAAGAATTAGTTCAAGCTGAGATTAAGTTAATAACAGAGCAGGATTTAACTAATCAAAACTGTTTAAATCTAAGTAGAGGAGGTAGTGGAGGTATTCATAACGAAGAGCATTACGCAGCTTTTTCAAAAGGAAGAGAACAAAGTAGCTCCAGAGGCGGAATCACTTCTCAAAAAAGGTTTAGGAACAACCCAGAAGAAGTTAAGAGAAGAGCCTTTTTACAGGGAAAGTCTTTAACTAGATACTACGAGGAAAGACCAGGTACCTTCAAAGGGAAGGTACATACATCTGAAACTATTAATAAGATGAAACAGTCCAAACAAAATCAAGGAAGAGGAGAGGATAACTCACAGTACGGTACTTGTTGGATAACAAATGAAAAAGAGAATACAAAAATACGCAAAGGAGATACAATCCCAGAAGGATGGAGATTGGGAAGAAAATTAAAATAACTGGTCTTATAGTTTAATTGGAAAAACTTATCGCTACGAACGATAGAATTCAGGTTCGAGACCTGATAGGACCTCAACTGCCCGTATAGTTCAAAGGAAGAACATATCTCTTCTAAAGATAGAATCCTGGTTCGAGTCCAGGTATGGGTTCAAAAATCGTCTCATCATATTGAGTTAATTAGAAGATACATCTCTAAGTAGGTTAAACGATATCCTACAAAATGCAAGTGAGGCTGAGGTAGCCGATGGAACTCCAAATCCCATGTTCGAGCAGGTTCGATTCCTGCCATTTGCGCAAAATATATTGTTTCATTAAAAATTAAGAAATCATGAGTAAGTACCAAAAAACACTAGTAGTGGATTCAAGCTTTATCGCCCGGAGTATCATCTCAACAGAAAGAGCATTTGTGATTTCTTATAAAGGTAATGCAGAGGTAATAGCAGAACATCCAGAAACATTTGGATTAGTAAATCCAAATCTAGAGATTTACAAACCTTCTATTATTAGAGTATTTACATACGTAAAGCAGCATATACATAAAGTTCCACTAACAAGAGAAAACATCTATAAAAGAGATAATTATGAATGTGTTTATTGTGGGAGTTCAAATCAAAGAACATTAACACTTGATCACGTTATCCCTCAATCAAAAGGAGGAAAAGATACTTGGGATAATTTAGTAACAGCATGCCGTACATGCAACCATGAAAAAGCAGATCTAACGTTAGAGGAATACGGTAAGGATATACCTGAACCAAAACGTCCACATTATTTAATGTTACTAAGACAGGTTCAAGAAATGCCAAAAGAATGGGAAACATTTTTACTATTTTAGTTGGCTATTGCAAAATAATTTCTTATATTTAGGTATAATTAAAGAGATACAAAAATCGGAATTGACCGAGGCACGTGGTTAACGGTATTGCACCGACTCGCTTAAGCCCTAAGAGCACTTTAATTTTAAATATAAAATACCTGCTACGTAACGCACGATCGACGACACGTACTATCTGGAAAGTCAGATCAGGTAAATTTGGGCGATTGGTCGATTGGTTAGGCGCAGGATTGCAAACTCTGTTAGGTTGGTTCGATTCCAACATTGCCCTCAAAAAAATCAAAATATGATAAAATTAGTAGATCTTTTAAAAGAAGTAGTAGATTTATATTTACCTAATGAATTACATAGTAAAGATATTTCTATTGAGGTTAAAGAAGAGAATAAAAGAAAGTTTAAAGTAATATTAACATATAAAGATAATTATTACGAATTTATAGCACTCCCTTTACTAAATCCTAAAAGACCATCAATCAATTTTGGAGATACTGACAAACAAGGAATTAATTTAAACTTAAACAATTTATTAAATTCTCCACATTCTCCCAGAATATTAGCAGCTATTTTTGGACTATTGAGATATTGGGTTGACAAGTATGATATACGGGAATTTGAATATGGAGCTGAAGGTAATATAAGAACCAAATTATACGATATGTACTTAACAAAACATTTTCCTGATTTCGAAAATTCACAAGAGAAATACGGAGAACATACACTACAGATATGGACCAAGAAGTAATTTTAGTTAGGAAATTAGAACTCTTACAACATATTGAAAGAATATATAATATTGAAATAGGAGATGATGAAATAGAATTAATAATAACTTTTGAAGATTTAATTAACTTAGTTATTAAAAAAAGTTTGGCTATCTAAATTATTTTTCATATATTTAGATATAAGAAAGTAAGATCATTGAAATATTGGATAAAATAAATTGCACTTGTGGGCAAACTGGCAAAGCCGTCTGACTTAGAATCAGAAGATGTTGTGGGTTCGACTCCCACCAGGTGTACAAAATTTAAAATCACTTGCTTGAAGATAAACAGCTAATTTTACGTGGTGCTATCCTATTAAAAAAGAGTAAATATGCATATTAAACTGTACTAGCAGTTGTGTTTATTGTAGAGATATGAGGAGATGTCTACAGCTAGTGTAAGTCTAGCAATTTATATTCCACTAGAATTTGGACAAGTGATTTAAAATAAAAATTAGAGTTAGCTTATAGTAAAGCAGCGGGGGCTAACCTGCAGAACGGATACGAAAACCGACTCTAATTATCTGCTTCTGACGCATGAACGGTGGTGCACCTGATTTGTAACCAGGAATAGAGTCGGTTCGATCCCGACCAGAAGCTCAAAGTGTTGTTCCCTTGAGAAAGGAAAATAGAGTGGCTACACGGTTGTTGCAACAACTAGTAAAGACTAGCACAGAGGAACTCAACCTCAAACTGCGAGTGTAGTATAACGGCTATTATGCCTGGCTTCCAACCAGGAGATGGGGTTTCGATTACCCCCATTCGCTCAGGGGTGTGTGGGAACCCGTGAATATGTGATGAGCATACACCCACAATTTGCTACCGTCGTCTAATGGCCAGGACACAACACTTTCACTGTTGAAATGGGAGTTCGATTCTCCTCGGTAGTGCAAAATCCTATAGTAGGGTAGATGGAAGGTGCTAGTCAATAGCAAGCCGCTACTGTAGGTAAACTGGGGGCACATGTACCAAGGCTTGGCGAAAAACACTTGCAATGTTTCTGTGATGGGTTCGATTCCCATTGTCTCCACTGTAGACTTTTTGAAAAGTTAGCCTATTTATTATAAAAGATAGATATGGCTAACATTAAAGAGAATAAAAGATTTCATTTTACTTATAAGACAACAAATCTTATAAATGGAAGATATTATCTGGGAATGCATTCAACTAATCGTTTAGATGACGGTTATTTGGGAAGTGGTAAGAGACTGTACTATGAGTTGAATAAATACGGCAGAGACAATTTTAAATTTGAAATACTGAAGCAATTTGAATCAAGAGAACAATTAGTTCAAGCTGAAATAAAATTAATAACAGAACACGATTTAAAAAATCCAAACTGCTTAAATTGTAAACCAGGAGGCGAAGGAGGGTTCCTAGATAGTACTAGAATGGATAATGCAGAAAGGAAGCGCAGGTTTCTTGATAAGATGAGTAACGATAGTGAGTATAGGGAAGGATTTTTAGATAAGTGTAGGGAAAACTACCCTAAGACCTTAGGAAAATATAAAGCATTAGGAACTCACGATTATGCAACTTTTAAAGGAAAAAAGCATACACCTGAAACTATTGAGAAAATGAAAGAGAGTAAGAAGGATTACGGAAAAGGATCTACAAATTCTCAATACGGAACTTGTTGGATAACAAATGAAGTTGAAAATAAAAAAATATACAAAGGCGACTCAATTCCTCAAGGATGGAAATTGGGAAGGAAATTAAAATAATTTTAGTCTATTGGTCCAGGGGAATGGATGCCTGCCTGTCACGTAGGAGACCCGGGTTCGAATCCCGGATAGACCGCAACAATGGCGGGTGGATCCGGTTGGTATCGGGGGTAGTCTCATAAGCTACATTAAAGGAGGTTCGATTCCTCCACGTCGCAACAAAGCCGGTTTTGACACTCCGCTCATGGGAGGTCAGTTTTCTGGAGGAGAAAATTGGGATGCAGCATTGAGGGTTTTAAAAGTTTGTACCGACAAAGAATGGGTTTTGCCTGCAAAGCGTGTTTACGCCTTATAAACACAACTTGAAAATAGAAAGGGGGTGTAGGTCAGCTTTAACCGAACCCTATTTGGACCTGTAGCTCAGTGGTAAGAGCGCCCGCCTCATAAGCGGAGGGTCGGAGGTTCAAATCCTCCCTGGTCCACAAAAATATTTTATCCAATAAAAGTTTGGAAATTAAAAAATAATTTCCTATATTAATAAAAATTAAAAAGTTATCATATGAAAAATTCGTTATCTACAAAAGGTTTATCGATGTCACAGGCTCAGAGTATTTCTAACCTTTGCAATCAAAGATCAAAAGAAATTTCTAATAAATTAACAGATGTTAACAATGTTTCAAAAACATTAGTTATCAACTCAGAGACTTATACTGAGACTCAAGGTAATCCAATGCCTACAAATGTAGTAGAATTGTTAACTGAAAAAGCAAGACTATCTGCTACACAAGCATTTTTGATGGAGAACATCAAAGCAAAAGACGAATTAATCACAAGCATCCAAAGAGATCAGTTTGAGTATGAGGTAGAAGCACCTCAAAGACCAAAAACAGAGGTAAGAGTAATACCTTCACTAGTTGATGAGACTTGGGGTTGGGATCAATTAACAACTGCTGAATATAATGAGTATTTAGAGGCTGAAGCATACGCTTCACATATTGGTCAATTTATCCACAAAGGAGGTAAATTAGATAGATTGAGAGCAGAATTACCTACCATCAAGACTTTAGAGTTTATGGAAATTGAGGTAGGTAAGAAAACACCTATGAAAGTATATGTTCATCACACCTCAGAAGAGTTACTTGCAATTCACGAAGAGTTAGCAGCTTTACATAGAGGGTATGAGCAAAAAGTAAATTACTTTAAAGCTAAAGTAAAAAACTCAGTAACAAGTGAAAATGCTCGTATCGCTAAAGAAAGAGCTGACATTCAAGCAGAAGTGAATGAAATCAACTCAAAACAAGATGTTGAGTATAAAAATGCTTACTACAAGTGGGCAGCTGAATACAGAAAAGCATCTGAAGAA